ACTGAATAGCATTCAGGAGAGCCTTCTCCGTCAAATAAGTAGTTATATAGCATTATCACGGAAGCTAAAGCCGATTTCCCTGATTTTCTTGCGATCAATAAAAGAGCCTGTCTAAATCTTCTTGTGTTGTCCGCTTTCTTTTTGACACCATATATACATCCAATAAAAAACACTTGCCAATCGAGAATACATTCTCCGAACTTCATTTTAGAATAAGAGCCTTTCGTCATTCTAAATACTGACATAATACTTAAAACCTTTTGAACTTCATCTTCGTCAAAGTAATATTTCTCACTGTAAGATATTATGTCCTCAATGTACTTTACTAAAGAAACAATAGTCTTGGGGTATACTTTATTTTCTGTATCCGCCAAGACATCGTCCATAAAGCCGTCAAATATTTTGATGTAATCTACTTTCTCCCCTTTCATAACTTAAGCCATTTTTAAAAGTTGCCCGAGTGGGTCTTTACTTGCTGCCTGTTCCTCGATGCTTGAAAGGTCATCTTGAAAGTAAGATATTCTAATCCAGTTTACATAATCAGGCGGAAGAACAAATCTAAGTCCGTCAGAAACGTCAAGTTGCAATACCTTAACTTCTTTGAAGGCATCGTAATTTAATTCTTGTATAGCTCTTTTAGCGTGGAATAAAACTTGGTATCTAGATATGTTGTTAACTAGCTCATGATCTCCTTGATACATAAGCATAAAGTTATTTACGATGTCTGCAAGAGATATAAACTGGTAGTTACCGTAATTGTCAGAATCACCGTAGTAAGATTCTGCTGTTGCTGTTATTAATCCCATCTATTATGCTTTTTCTTGTTGCGTATTCTTAGCTTCTTCTTGTGCACTACTATTATCCGTATTTTTAGACGCTGGCTGACTCGAACTTTGTGCAGGAGACTCTTCTTCTTGCGTTACAACTTCTTCACTACTGTTAGAACTCTCTGTCTCTTCAGGTTCTTCTGTTGGTTCTTCTTGTGGTTCTGGCGATTCAGATCCTCCTTCAGAACCTCCGCCTCCGCTAAAGTCCATTACTACTAAAACTTCATCGTCTTCTATTTCTTTGGTCGTATCAAAACTTGTAAACATCAAAAATAAGAATACAAACAAATGTAGTATCAAAGCGATTACTATTCCTTTTCTTTTATATTCTTTTTTTATGGGTTGCATGGTTCTGATGTATTTATTAAACTACAAGCTCTAATAAGCTATTAGCTTATCATCTTTTATACATTCAATTACGTAAAAAGTTCAACTTAGTTACTCTTTGTTTTAATGACAATCGCTAATTTATTACGTTTAGCAATATCAATTACTTTAACAGAGTGTTTCCAATTCGAAAATTCGTCTCCCATTAACTCTATTACACTGTCATTTTTTAATTCCGACATAATCGCCATTTCCAAATCTTCTTGAGAAACTGGATTTTTAGAGTTAGCTCCAATAAAGTACTGGTTGTCTTTAGTAACAAAAACCTTTACATTAGACTTCTTTTTAGAAACTCCTTTACTTGTTGGAACATTTACATCGTGACCTGTTGTAACCATTGTTGACAAAACAATAAAGAATATCAATAACAAAAACACAAGGTCGGTCATAGAAGACCTTCCTCCTTCAATTTTCACTTTATTTGTAGATCTAATATTCATTTCTTTTCTAGATTTTTAGCTTTCAAGTCAAAAGACCCAAGGGAATTTATATTCAAATCAACTTTTTAATGTCCAGGAGCTTCCAAAATATCCATGAATTCCATAGACCCTCCTTCCATTTTCTGAATAACTTTTTCTACTTTACTAATTAAATAGTTATAAGCAACATAAGCATCAACTTCTGTACTTGTTTTTGTTGGATAAAACCATAATAACTCACTGAATTCAGAATTAACACCTACATGAACTTTATCTCGTTCTTCAAAATTAAAATCTAAAAACACTTTATCTTTTACAGTACAAGGTAATTGTATAGTTTGTCCACCCCCATATACATAAAATGTATCTACACCCATCCAGTAAACAGCGTCTTCTACAGCAATAGCAGAAGAAGGACTCATTATTGTTATGTTTTTAGATAATTCTTGTAACCCAAAAGTAAATGGAGGGCCGATAAATTTCATGGCGTGTAATGTTTTATTAGTAAACACAAGTATCTGTTGCTTTGTTTCTACGGCTTGAACAAAGGTTGATCCACCACCAAGTCTTAAATCACCTGCTGTATTAGACGCTGTTGGAAACCAATCAATAGGATTTTCTTGAGATGAAAATCTAATTAACAACGGGTCTTGCACGCCATTACCTTGTGTGGTTGTTGCAGAAGCACCAAATCCATCACATCCAAAAGCTATAACATGTCTGTCTTGGTCTGATACAAGGACTTGTTTAGCTCTTTGTGGCACACTAGTTTTTGTGCCACTAATCGTGCTTAATTCTATAGCTCTAGCACTTAAACCATTTGTTCTATCCCAATAATAAATAGCACCATCTCTTGGGTTAAGAATTAAATCTTCTCCAAAGTTATCATGTGACCATAATCTAATTTGTGCGCCAGGTACAGTAATTGCTGCGGCACTACCCCAACCAACAAAATCATCTGTAGGTAAAACATTGCCCACTGCTAATCGTACAATTGTATTATCTGCATGAGTTGTTGCTGTTGTACCACTATGTCCACGAGTTACGGTCATTGTATTGTCATCCGTGGTTGCCGATACAAGCATGAGTTCGTTATCAACTAAGATAACATCATTAGCTGTGTTCATACCAGTTTCGTCATCTACATCAATAGCAGTTTCACTGTTATCTAAGGCTTCATTGAGTTGTGTTGATAAAGCACTACTTGTCGTACCACTCCATTGTCCTGCTCCCCAACCAGTACCTCCAACAGTTGTATTTAATCCTGTGTTTAATTGATATGTTCCTACAATACTACCACCACCATTTCCTGAATCAGAACTGTTAGCAGCAAGACTTGCTGTAATTTGATAAGAATTAGAACTTATTAAGGCTACTATTTGATATTCTTTGTTAAGAACGTTTGCTGTAATATTACCGCCCAAACTTGCAGCACCAGAAAATGTTACAAAATCATTCTCATTTGCTCCATGCGCAGGATCATTTACAGTTATTGTAGCAGAACCATTAGTTGCGCTAAATGTAATATCACCTGCAGATGTTGTGTTTCTTATTGGTGTAATGTCGCTGAATGTTTGGCCTTCTTCTATATAATATTTTAAATGAGTTCCTATTCCTAAAAAATCAGAACCATCTAAAGCAACCCAGTTGTGTAACCTTCTTGCTGCACCTTGAAACGTGTTTGTTGCATATTTTGACCACCCACCCATTTTTTCAGGCGTTCCTAATCTAAATCTAATTTTATCGCAATCAACAAACCCACCTTCGTTGCTATAAGGAGTTATGTCCGTCACTATACCTGATTTAAATTTTAAAGGTACAAATGCCATTAAGCTATTCTCCCTGCTACTGTACCATTATTTGTTAATGATACATTACTTTGCCCTAATATGTAATAACCTGCAGAGCCACCCGCTGAACCTACAGATCCATTAGTTGGCGCAGACGCTGGAAAAGTAACGCTAGTGCCTGAACCATTTGCGCCTGTTGATCCAGCAGAGCCATTGACACCTAAAGCTCCTCCCGTACCACCCGTACCACCATTTCCTGCATTGTTTGATCCAGTAGATCCACTTGACCCCGAACCAGCTGATTGAGCAAAACCTTGACCAACACCACCTGCTCCGCCAGAACCACCGTCTTGTGTAGCTAAACAATTACCAGAAACATTTCCACTTAAAGTATTATATCTTAAATTAGGAGCCGTTGTCCCTTGATGTGCAGTTGTACCAAAAACAGTAAAATATGTAGTTGTTGATGCAGTAATACCTGCTGTACCACTGTTTGATACTAGAGTACCAGAGCTTGATGTGCTTGTGCTTACAGATATAGTAGGTGTTCCGTATCCACTACCATATTGAGAACTAATACTAGCAGCAACAGTATAAACACCAGTAATATTTGTTTGTGCAGAAAAATATATAGGACCTCTGTTAGCACAATCACCAGAAAGGCCTGTTCCCGCACCACCTAAAGAGTTTAAATCAAATTGTGCAGGATTTATTCCACGACTAAACTGTGCTCCAATACCACCCCATAGTCTATCTCCAACTTCACCTTTTCCATCTAAATCATTTCCAGACGATCCATAAGTAGTAAACCAACTCGGAGAATTATTTTGTGGCGTAGATGTTCCACCACCTCCTAGATCTACTAAATTAGAAAACGTGGCATTAGCAGTGTAAACACCCTTACCACCTGCTCCACCATTACCCCCTCCACCACCACCGCCTTTGATGTTAGAACTACTATTATTGACTACAGTTATTGCTACATCTGCTTTGATTGCAGTTCCGCCATCTTGACCAGCAGAACCACCTTGACCATATATGTTTCCTGAATTAGTAACTGTTATAGATCCTGCTCCACCAGAAGGAAATTCTAAAGCAGGTGTACCAGATGCAGTGCTGTAAAGATTAATATTAGAATTAACAACTACTTCTTTAGGGTAGTCTACTGCGTAATCATCGCCAAATATACTCGTTCCTGATTGTTGTGTAGAATTAGAAGAAAATGTTTTTCTCCAACCCTTTGCCTGTGAATAAAAATCACTAAAACTTATAGCTCCACTAGTTGGGATTCCAGCGGCTAAGTTAGTTGCTGTATTATTTGCTGCGTTAGCTTTTACGTTAGTGTTGGCTCCACGGAAATAACTAGATATATCAACGGCACTACTACCGCCTACAAATTCAGCCCTAATATCTGATGCTGATATAGTTCCTGAACCTGTTAATGCCATTATGGGCTTCCATAAGCTGTTATGTTATTTGCTGATGTTACAGCACCACTAGATGCTAGTTTGAATACTGTAGTGCCATTATACTTAAATAATAAATCATTATCACCTGTATCTAATTCTATAGACCATTTACTAGACCCAAATAATATAGACTTGCCATTTGTGTCTAAATTACCACCTAACTGTGGTGTAGTATCATTAACCAAATCAGTAGGCACTAAAGCAACATTGGCGTTTGAGCCTGCGCCATCTGCATAAACAATATTGGTAGCACCATTAGCAATAGCAACAGTTGTCCCGCTACCTCCACCTTGTTTGATTGTAGCTGTTTGTCCTGTGCTATTTTTAAATATATACCATTTTTGTTGATCATTAGGATCTATAGTTAAATTAAAAGCACCAGAAGGAGTGCCTCCCAGTACTATAATTTTATAATGACCATTAGATAATGTTCCATCGCTTGCTGTTAATGTTGTGTTTCCACTAACTGTAAGACTTAAAACTCCATTAACTGTTCTATCAATAATATCTAAATTATTATTAGTTGTGTCACCCCAAGTACCTGCTTGTTCCCCGGAACCTATTTTTTCTAAACCACTGTTATTTGTATATGTACTAGCCATGTTTACCTCATACTTCTATTTCTGTCCAAGTTTCTGCACCTGATGGTGTTATTGTAGTGTATGTTTCATCTGCATCTGGCGTTATATTTATAAACAATAAATCTCCAGCTGATGTTTGAGTAAAAACTCCTGTTTTTGTTGCAACACCTGATGCTATTATATTAGGATCTGTGTCTTGTGTAAACTCTGGTGTGGGAGTTGAAGCACCTAATCTTAATCTCACACCTACAGATGTTTTTGTATAACTAAAATCTAACTCTGCATTAGCTCCACTACTTATAAAAGTTCCTGTTGATGTTTGGGTAAATGCAGGTACTAATGTAGAAACACCAGACATAATACCAATCGCTGCATTAGCAGTGGAGGCAACGCCATTTAATTCAGCAACACCTGCTAATAGAATATTTTGATCCGATATAGAATATTCACATAAAGCAGATGCACCTAACATTAATCAGCTTCCTGTATTGTGTTGCCTTCAGCTACCCATTCTTGGATTGCTTGGTAGTGTCTGTTGGCAGAGTCTAGGGGAACAAAAACGACAGTATTGTCAACTACAGCCTTTATACCGTTTTGA